AACCCTTTTCGAAAAAGACTTCGCCTTTAAGATAGATTCAAGCATTATTTGTTCAAATTTCATATAAGACCATGGACTACACCTAATATTTGACGAACGTATTTCAGACAAAATATCTAATAGTATCTCAGTTGAATCTAAGCATATAGACAAAGCTTTCATAGATCCTCTTTCAACAAATTCGTTTATTTGTTTCAATACGATTGCTATTTGTACTTCCCATTGGTCAAAACTTTCAAAGGAATCTTTAAGCTTCGATTCTTTATAAACTAAAGAATGCATACGTTCTACTACTGAATTTGTTCTACGAAGTAAGTCTGGAGGAATAGGTACTGTCATGATTAACCCTTATAGTTAATTGGTCCTAATTCCTTATACCAAACAAACTATGCTAAACTTAGTGCATGACAAAAGAAGCAATATCAAATAAGGCAATTAAAATATTGCCAAGTAAACTAGCCACGGCCATTTTACAATTAAAAGGTAAACCTCTTAATTTAGATGACTATCGGCCTTTTTCTTTAATTTATGATATCAGTCCCGCAAAGCTAACTTTGATGGCGGGTCGGCAGATAGGTAAGTCAGTTTCGCTAAGCGCAATGCTTACAGTGAATAGTATTCTTCGTCCACACTTTGTTAGCTTATTTGTATCTCCACTTGCACAGCAAACTTCTCGTTTCAGCTCTGCGTATCTAAGTGCATTCTTTGAATCACCCATTGTTAAAAAGCACTATGTTGATCCTGGTGATAAAAAAAACGTATTCGAAAAGACATTGAATAATGGAGCCCGTATTTTGTTAGGCTACGCCCAGACAGAGCAAGATGCCGACCGTATTCGTGGTGTGGCTAGTGATCAAAACTTCTATGACGAAGTTCAGGATATGAGTATCGAAGCTATACCGATTATCGGTGAAACGATGGGTGCTTCTGAATATGGGTATAGTCGATTTACTGGAACTGCTAAGACTGAGAATAATACATTAACTCACATGTTCAAGCGTGGAAATATGCTTGAGTGGGTGGTTAAGTGTCCTCATTGTGGAAAATACAATATACCATATGATTTCGATAATTGTATGAAGATATTAAGAAGTAATCCTGAGGGCCCTGGCTGTATGCACTGCGGTGGATTACTTGATATGAAAACAGGTGAGTGGATTGCTGCTCGTCCATTAGAAAAAGATCATTTTTCATTTCATCTTCCTCAAATTATTTTCCCTGCTCGTAATAAGCCTAAGAAATGGAAAGAACTTATAGATAAATGTACTAGCGGTGCTTATTCTACCCAAAAGATAGCAAATGAGGTGTTTGGAGTCCCATCTGGTGTTGGTGGCCGTATTCTTTCCCTTAAAGAAGCTATGGCTTGCTGTAATCCCAAGAAGACTGAGTTTGACAAAGCCTTCCCTTATGATGATCGCAAGATATACATGACTACCATTGGTGTGGACTGGTCTGTATCAGGATCTACAAGGAGCTATACTGTGATTTCGGTCCTAGGATATGATTACGCTGGAAAATGCTATCTATTGTACTCACAACGTATTGACGGTGTCGATATACTTGAACAAGTAGCCAGGGTTGAACAATTGTATTATCAATTTGATTGTTCAATGGTCGGCTCCGATAGGGGTGTTGGTGTTCTACAAGGTCAATTAATGAAGCAACACCTAGGAGAAGATAAAGTTGCTATGGTTAATTATGTAGCAGCTAAGAACCATTTAAGATGGGATAAACAAGGTGGATATTACGCAGCTGATCGTACTATGAATATAGATACAGTTGTCATAAAAGCAAAAATGGGACCTAGTAAATTTGAAACTCCATGCTGGAATATAATGGAAGGATTTTGGAGTGATGCTTTGAATGTATATGAAGAGGAATCTTTAAGCGGTCGTAGATTATATAGAAAAGACGAAGATCTTACAGATGATTGGTTGCATTCTATAGTATTTGCTAATATCGCATCTATGGTGGCTAAAGGTGAATTTGTAAGTGTCGATGAAACGCCAAGTGTAAATCCAGGTATTGATCTAGATGCATATATGTAGTAAACTAAACAAAATTAATTAATTAAGGAATTATCTAATGTCAGGCGAATTTGAATTACCTAAAGAAATAGAAACGAAAATTAAAGGATCTCCTAAGCCAAAAGAGTCTAGACCAAGTAGTAATGCTTCCGAAAATATTGACGGTCAAAATTCTGAACAAAAACAACCTAAATACAGTGAAGATGAACTATCTAGGATTTTCGATGAAATTATATTTTCAGATTCGTACTCTGAAGAAGTAGTAATTAAAGGCAAATTGAGAGTAAATTTCCGTACAAGAACAGCTGGTGAAATTGCTGAAATTACAAAGAAATTAGATGCTACCTCAGCTAATTTAGTTGCGACATTAGCAGAAGCTCGCTCATTGATGAACCTACATTATGCTCTGACTTCATATCAAGGCAAAGATCTATCTTCATTAAAACAAGAAGATAGAGAAAAGTTCATCAACAATTTGTCTGGTCCAGTCATAGGGGCTCTAATAAATGCATTAGCTAAATTTGATTATAAAGTTTTCGAAGCTTGTAGAGATGGTGAGGAAAATTTTTAAAGCGCCCGTCATCCATACAAAGGATGCGACTATACGTGTCGGGCGTAAAGGTTCCAAAACTAGGGTCGCTAGAAGATAGAATATTACGACAATTCTTAATTAAGGAATCCGAGAAAGAAGCCAAGAAAACTTATATGTTGGCAATGATAGCGGCTAATTCCATACAATTTACCGATCAACAAGCTGCTACCGAATGGGAACAAAAAGTTAAAAAGATATACAATCAATATCTTGGCCTAGAGTATGGGATAGAGATTCCAGAACATGATGAACGTGAATTACAATTATTAGAATACTATCAAAATACAGTTAAAAAACTCAGACCTAAATTAGTAAACGAGGGTGGGAAATTAACAGTTTTTGGATTGGATAAAATTAATCCACAGAAACAAAAATAGACATTGGCTGGGAAACCAGCCTTTTTTCATTAGTACGTCTAAAATACGTTAGCTAACTTTAAACTTAAATAATTATGGCTTTTGGTTCTCCTTGGATTAGTACAACTCCAGTATCTGACATATATTCCAGTCAGGCTAATACTTATGGCAATTCATTTTCTAACCCGTTAAATCCTATGAATCAGGGTCAGGATTGGGGTATTGATCCTTCTCTCCTAAGCCCTAGTTACACCGCCCCCTATAGACCGCCTTATAATGGTCCAGGACCATATAACCCCTATGGTAGGCCCGGATTTTTTGGAGGCATGGCTAAACTAAGTCCTTTCTCCACAGATGTGCCTTGGGGAAATCCTATTATGCATCAACAGCGTGCTATAGAAGATGTATCAAGTAGGCCTTTTGACGCAGCAGCATGGGCAACACAACGTATTGCTTTACCTACGGCTGCATTCTATGCAGGTGAAAAATTAGTCTCTAGATTTGGGTTAGGTTGGGGTGCAGGTGCAAGATTTGGTGCTGGATTAGGTGGTGGTATTGCCAGTGGGTTCGGAGCTACTGCTCCTGCTGGTATGGGATTACGATCAGCATGGTCTGGATTTCAAGCAGCAGAGGGATTTGCTGGTAAAGCTGCTTTTGCACGTGGCTTAGGGTTTAGTGGAGCAGTTAACTTAGCTGCAAGAGGAGTTGTTGGAACTGCGTTTGGTGCAGCATCTGCTGTGTTAGCACCTTTGGCTATCGGCCAAGGACTAATGTATGGAGCAGAAAAAAGCTTCATTGAACCTTACACTAATACTAGATTAACAGCTCGAAATTTTAGAGACAATTTTGCTGGTGTAACCTTTGCAGATGCAGGGGGTAATGCTGTTACTGGTGGTGGTTTAGGTTTTTCAGAATCTTATAATCTGGCACGTCAAGTGATGCATATGGGGGTCTCCGATATGACCTTCTCTAATAATCAATACCGCCAGGGTGTTGATATGATGGCTCGTGCTGGATTAATGGATAATGTTGGTTCTCAAGGCATTATAAAAAGAGTCAAAGATGCAATGGATCAAGTTAAATTGATTATGAGTATTGCTTCTATGCCTGAAATGAAAGACGCTATTGAACAACTTGCCAAATTACAGCAGGCCGGTGCAAGTGTAAATGGTGGATTTTATTCTAATGCTTCTTCCACTATGAGAAGTATAGGCCAATTCGCAGCAATGGGTGGGACAAGTGTTCAGAGATTAATGAACACTGTAGGATTACAAGGACAATATTTGTATCAAGCTAATGGTATGACTCCATACTTGGGGCAACTTGCAGCGGCCGGTGCTTATTCAGCATTGGCTGCAGGTAATCGCATGGGACTCTTAAGCCCTGGGTATCTAGCCAGATTAGGTGGTTTGGATGGAGCGACACAAGCCTCTTTGACAGGTCAATTAAATGTTTCACAAACAATGTTCAACAAGATGGCATTACAGAATTCATTCTTTGGCGGCGGAACAGGAGCTAGTGCTTTTGGACATAATCAAGATGCCTTAAGTATTATCTCCAGATTTGGAGCAAATGCAGCAGCAGATCCTCTAGGAACATATGGATCCATGATGTTACATGGACGTGAAATGGCTGCTATACAAATGCAACAACGTGGATCATTAGCTGTTGAAGACCAACTATATTCTATTGCCAAAAATATACCTGGTATGATAGGTGCTAATGGCAAAATAGATTTCAATCGTGCAGTTCCTGTTTTGATGCATTTAGGCATGAACGAAGATCAGATCCAAGCTTTTGCTGCACAACGTATGGCAGAAACTGATCCCAACACTTTAGGTTTACGTCAGAAAGCTCTTAATAGAAATTTCGCAGAGCAGTATCGTCAATATATAAGTCAACAAGGAATATATGGAGGTATATTGGGTACTCCTATATAC